GTCACGTCTACCTTGTTTAATTCCAGGTCACGTATTATATATGAATACATTACAGATACAGCATAACAATCCCAAGACGACACATTCTTTTCCAGTTCATCGGCAAGTTCTTTCCACGTCTTTCCTATAAATTTTCCAAAATACTCGTGTAAAGTATTCTTATAAGTATTTCGTTGGGATTCCTTCAATAATTCTACCATTGCTGTGTTTTTAGTTATGAAATCATTGATTACTTTCGTTAATTTCTCTTTTGTTACCATACCATCTAACCACGTTTTGGATTTCTGTTCTTCAAATCCTACAAAACCTAACATACCCGGAGGAATCACCTCATTCTCCAACTTGTTTGCCATATATGACAACATACAAATATCTATACACCAAGGGGAGTAATCTGGACCATATACAAAAAAGACATCTCGATACTTATTCGCATTCAATGTTTTTATCTCCGAGGATAATCCAAAATCTATTATTATTGGATTTCCTGTATTGTCTTCAACCATTATATTATTCTCCTTTACATCAAAATGGACGATTCCCGCCGATAATAATTTTTTGAAACCTATTAATATATTTTTATGAGTATCCAACAATACACGAAATAATCGCTTTGGATTCTCCTCTGTTACATTTAATATATGTTTTGCTAATGTATTTTTTCCTACATATCTTAATTTGTTTGTCTCGTATGTCTTTCCATCATCTTCTATAAAATCACACTTCTTTACTTTTTCGTCACTCATTCTTGCCATAGAAATTTCACACGTTTTTAAAATTGGCGCAAAATAATCATCATAGTTCTCAATTGTTTTTATTTTTTTTCCTAACTTTGTCTCTTTCTGTGATGTATTCGCACTCTTCTGAACTTTCGTTATATATTTTTTATTCATTGGTTTTCCTTTACAACTTAATCCAGGACGAAATATACAACCATAACTTCCTTGGTTTATTAAATCTACGCCAGTTTCTACCATTATATATATTCACTCTACAATAAAAAAGAACGACCCGTCCTTTTTAATTTTGTTTATGCTTTTATTATTTTTGTTTATTATTGTTCTTTTGTATTGGTATTATCACTTTCGATTTTTACTTTAATTTTGTAAAAACGATTCTTATATGTCTTCTTTAATCGATTCACCGCAGCGGTTGTCTCATTTCGTTGTTCTTCAGCACTCATTGTATCACCTGATAATAAATCACTCACGCAGTCTGGATTTTCTTTCATATATAATTCAAAACTATTCGCAGCCGTAAATCTACTTATCACTTTATCATTATCAGTCATATCAATATTTCCATTTATTTCGCGGATAATTTGAGCGTCCATTTTATGAAGCACTTCTGACGCAAATCCTTCATACTTCTTACGTGTCTTAGGCACCACGTTCGTATTATGTATTTTCTTACGATAATAGTAACGAGAACTCTTATATAAACGACTCATCACATCATCCGCCATTCCCTCTTTTATTAAGCGACTCTTCTCTTCCTCCAGCTTATTACCTACCTCCTCTTCTTTTATCCAATTGTTCCAAGCTTCTTTATAAAGCTTACTTCCATCATACTGATGAAGCTTCGCAAAATCTGATATCATTTCTGTGATTTCCTTGTTAAATTTATAACGATTTGTTTGTAGTTTTAAAGAACTATATTGCTCTTTTGTTTCTACCAGCAAATCAGAACTTTTCAACACCTTCACTTCAGAATTCATTGTCTTCTCCATTGTTATTACCTTTATTAGTTGGGTATTATTATTTACTTATGTATAGTATCGTATTAAAGTTTTCAATTTTTTATATATCAATACATCAATTGATATATAAACGCTCTCATTCGGGGTTGAACCGAAGACCTCGCGATTAACAGTCGCACGCTCTAACCAACTGAGCTATGAGAGCTTTTATGTTATGGAATAATGCCACAACCAAACGACAATCTCATTGCGCGATACTCACGCTCCACTGTCAATATATTATATTAATACTCCTTTATATTATTTTATACTTTATTTTATTTCGGTGTGTATATGAAATGAATAGTCCATTTGATAACTATAACAGTCACTGTATTCTTTATTTAGAGCCTTTTCTTAATAATTTCCATAAAACCTACCAAAATATTATTACGCTCAGTTCTATGCCGGATGGACCTCTCGCGGATCTTGTCACTACTACCTCTATCTCCAAACTTTCTCCCTTTCAACAATTAAATTCTATATCGTCTAATCCTTCCAATTGCACATACGTTCTATTACGGTATCCTAAAAATAATGCCGGATCTATGTCTTCTATCAAAAACGCAGAATATTTCATGGGTCATGATGATATACCTTCTATTTTCTCCTATTTACAGAGTAATGGCTATGAAGTTGATACCAAACTTACTAAGATGTTATTTAAAAGCGACGTTGTTGGGGGCTCTTCTCAAAATAGCCTCTCGGGAAATAAAAAGATGATATGTATGATACGGTATCTCAATTGATTTTTTGTATGATAATTATATAATAAATATGAGTTCATACAGTAAGTCATTGTTTACATCTGAGACTTTGTTATCCAATACACGTTCATTTATTTCTCCTATATCACTATCATTCGCGTCTGCTATGCAATATGCTTCTACAGGCACTTCAGAAGAACTTGCTTTCTTAAGCGCATATTATCTTGAGATTATTCATTTTATACAAGTCAATTATAGTAGCAAAATCGCGAATCGAGATTATGAAAATATACCTACGGATTATACCCAATTTACCAATTTAACCAAGACATTAGATGAAATACGTTCGAAAACCGCAAACTCGTCGATTCTATTATTACTTCAAATCGCAGAAGACACTATAATGGGGGCGTTTAATTCACTCGCATTACATGGCGATAATCTCCTATTACAAATTGATAAAGCCGATTTACAAACTACGATTGATGACATTATAACAAATAAAAATGTTACTACCACACAAAGTACGGCATCCAGTAGCAATATTACTCTTACACAATCCTTCAAATTAGCAGCTGTGTTTAATTACTACATACGTATCTATGGAGCACCATTACAAGGCCAAGGATTTGACCCAGTTAAAGTCGCATTCCTTATTTATACCCTACAAGAAAATGGGATTGACCCATATTCTTAAAATTGATTGTTTCAGATTTTACTACACTATCCCAATCTAATCACTTATATGTCAAATACACCTTACTGTAAAACTTGTCATAAAGCAGGGAAATCTTATAATGAATACACCAATCATTGGACCAGAGATAAACCAGGGAAAGATGGCAATATTATTTGTCCCGTCATTTTAAATACTGTTTGTAGTTATTGTAAAGAAAAAGGGCATTGGATAAAATTTTGTCCCGTTTTATCAAGTAAAACAGTTGAGACAGAACCATATATTCAACCTCTTAATTCATGGGCTAATATACTCAAACGTAAACAAACAGATGTATCACAAGGGAAGTCACATTACTACTATAATGATTTGAATATTGACGTCAGTGTATGTGATATTACTGAAATGTCACGACCTACATCTCCACTTTATCCTCCACCCACTGATTATTCTCGACCACCGTCCCCTGATTATCCTCCACCTACTGATTATTCATAAATATTACTCTAACTTATTTATTTTTTATTTGCAATTACCTCTATTTAAATATTGTTGTTAAATCATATAAAAATGATTTTATGTTTAATATTAACAATAATGTCTACGACCGAATCTACTCAACACGTTTGTAAATGTGGAAAAACGTATAAGACCAAATCACCTTACATTAAACACGTACAAAAATGCCAGTTTAAACAACCCGATACCGATACCAACGCCGAGGAACAACTCGATAATATCCAAATCAATACTACCGATGAAGAAGATACCGAACAAGAACAACCACGTCTCGGTAGACACCTCGCGCCGGACGCAGAATACTTAGCTCAAGTTGACAATGATATGAAAAACGATTTACAAGATTTTATGACTTCTGGTGGAAAGCTTCCACGCAAAGAACAACTTGAAGGAGAAAATGTTACCGTTAACACTCTTGTTATTGAAACACTATTAAAGACTGTGTTAACACAAGTTCTTTCACATCATCATAGACATACGCAAAATGTTATCGACCAAAATACCAAACTTATCGAAGAAAACAAAATGCTCGTCAGAATGCTAAGAACTATTGTCTATGCTAAAAATAATATTAAATATGAAGTTGACGTTCAAAGCGACGACGAAAATGATGGGAATCAAGACGAGGAAGACTCTAATACCATGGAAGAGAAGGCATAACAAAATAATACATAACAGTATATTTACGTATTATTCTACGTCTATTGGCACGAACGGACAAGTTACTCCATTTAGACTGAAAACATACAATTGTATGAATTATAATATTTAATTATTCCATTTTATGCTTATTATACAAAATGGAATGGTCGTTTAATGAAAACAGAATGCTCTCTACTATCGAGCTAATCGAAAAACCAGACAGACATAAAAACTGTTATATGTGTAGATATTTTTGCTGTTTTTGGAAGAAAAAAACTCGACAGTAATATTTTGTTCCTATTATGTATATAGTTATGGCTCAAACCGATTTACATAAGTTCTCTATGTATTTTCATAGTACTCTACGTAATGTAGGACTATACACCACATTATCATATGGATCATTAGCTTACTCTCGCGTTTATCGTGGCACCGCACCCATTTATGATAGCATGCTTATTGCGGTCAGTATCGCATTCCTTTTGATTGCTTTTATTATTAATTACTTCTTATATCAAGATATTCTAGCATTTATCAAAAAACAAGAACTTGGGGATGAACTTAATGGATATCTACGCATATCACAAGCCATCTTCGGAATTCACAGTATTCTTTTTATGCTTGGACTCTTCACTTTACTTCGTTCTTTGACTTTTGTATAACATTATGGTCTTATTATAATATCATTATTATAACAATATAAACATTTCTCGCTTATTATAATAACTTAACTATGCCGAAAACGGAAATAGATTATTCTAACACAATATTTTACAAAATTTCGTGTAAAGACGAAACAAATAATGGACTTTATATAGGACATACTACCAACTTCGTACAACGCAAATCCGCACATAAAACTAGCTGTAACAATCCAAAATCTGGGAATTATCCTGTTAAATTATATAAAACAATTCGCGAATGTGGAGGCTGGGATAATTGGAACATGGAGATTATAGCATTCAGAAATTGTAATGACAGCCATGAAGCGCGCAAAGTAGAACAAGAATACTATGATAGTCTGGGTGCTACGCTTAATAGTATTCAACCTCTACCCCCTCCAAAACAAAAACAAAAACCAAATCCGATAGGTGTTAGTTCAGGTAAGTTTGTATGTAAAGAGTGCGAATATAGCACGTCTAAAACAAGTAGCTATAAAAAACATATTCAAACAGATAAACACCAGATGATGTCACAAGGTTACTCTAAGATTGCCACTCATATATGTGACTGTGGAAAGCAATTTAAATATAGACAGGGATTATATCGCCATAAAAAGACTTGTAACGCAGAAATAACTGATAATATTCAGGTGACTTCATCTAAATTAGACAAAGATGATATGATTTTAGAAATCTTAGAAGAGAATAGACAATTCGCTCAAATAATAATAGAACAAAATAAACAAATAATTGAAATGATGAAAAAGAATTAAATATATTACGCTGAAAAAACACAAAAAAGAAATGGCTACGAAAATAAAAAATGGACATAAAATAAATGTCCAATTTTCATTTTCTCAATGGAGAATTTTAAATAAGGTGTTGAAAATATGACTTCTTACCATTATGCTCTAAATTATAGTATTTTATAGTATTGTTTGTTACCATAAAATATTTAAGTATATTACGCTGAAAACGACTTAGAGGATTTGTGTATTAGTCTAATATACTAAATGACTAACGATAAATCCCAGATTAATCCTATTGGATATACGTGTAGTCAATGTAGCTATAATACTGCTAACAAAAAAGATTATAATAAACATCTAAATACAGCAAAACATATAAGACTAACCAATCCTATATCAAATCGTCCTAAAAATCCTATTGTGTGTGAATGCGGCAAGGAATATAAACATTATTCAAGCTTATGCAAACATAAGCGAACTTGTAATAGGGAAAGCCCTCCTACCGAACAGTCCTCTTCTAATAAATTAGACAAGGATGATTTGATTATAGAACTACTAAAAGAAAACCGCGAGTTCAAGCATTTG